CTTATATCCATTTTTTTCACACCAATCACCATAGGTTGTTTTTGAATTTTTAGTGATTTTGTTCTTTGAATTGGAAAATACGAACCTAATGTCCATATTTGGGTTTTGTTCTTTAACCAATAAGTGTTTCTTACGGTCAGCTGCCACAAATCTACCTTTTGTTTCTATTCTAATACCATTGGGTAATTTGAAATCAGGATGATAGTGGTGAACGGATGCAGGAATTATGTATGGAACCTTTTCAGTTTCATATTCTACTTTAATTCCTTTAGATTCTATTTGTTGAGAAATGGTTTCTTCTAAACCAGACTTAAATCCATATTTTTGTGCAACCCACTTTGGATTGTTCTTTTTTGTAACTTTTTTAGCCATTAAAATTATTTATTTTTCATTGCTGCAACAACAGCTGAATATTTTCTCTCATTTACATCTCCATTTCTACCAACTTTTAATTTAGCAGCGTCTAATACTTTCTCATCTGCTTTTTGGAAATCGTTTGTAGTATACGGGGTTTTTGCGTTTTCATATGCAGCTTTAGAAATTTTATCAACTCCTAATTCTTTTTGGCCTGCATTGTATAGTTCTAATATTTTAGACATATTGTTCTTTTTTTACTTATAAATATAAATTATGTATCAAAACGGATAATAAAGTTTACAGGAATATCTGGTTCAGACTTAATTGGTTGTGGTAATTTTGCAACTGCAACTAAATCACAATTATCATCATACAATCCTATCGTAGTAATAAATGGTGCTAAGAATGAACCCGTACTATCCATAGAACCACTTAAATCGTAATGTTCAAATCCTGCTTTTAAATTTCCAATAGAACCAGTATATCCATAATCTAATATATTACCATTTTCTAATATAGATTTCTTTTTGATATAACTTACACCAGGATTTGTGACAACACCCATATTTTTACCATCAGAAGTTATGTATCTTTGTGTTTCTTTACCAACATTAACAATTGCCGATGGGTTTTGTGATACATTAAATTCATCCTCATTTACAATCAATAAATACTCATGTTCATATATTGTTTGTGTAGATTTATAATCTAATTTCCATTGGTTTTGTAATTTTAATTCCGAATCTCTGGTTAATACGATTAATCCTTGATTATAAAATATATTACCAACTTTTATACCTTGTGATTCCTCTGGTAAAAATGGTATATTTTTTGCAACAATAAATCCATTATCAATATCAATCGAATCTACTATTAAGTCATATGATTCACCATTATATGTTATATTTAATGTTTTTGCTTGAACATCAAAATCACCTAAAAAATCTAATACTGAACCCGTATATCCATATTCTGCCAAATCTTCAAATTGAATCACTTCCTCATTCACACCCAATCTAGATAATACCAATTTATCTCTATTGTCTTGTAGATTTCCAAATGAATCGTCAAAATATGAAATTTCATCCAATTCATCAATATTGTCAGTTAAAACAACAGAGCCTTTTTTTATTCCCTCACCAACATAAACATTTGGAATTGATATTACTTTTGCAGAACCACTTAAAAATCTTTCTTTAACTAAAACTGCAGTTGAATATGATTTTGTTTTATTTCCAGTTCTTAAAAATGGATTATCTTGAACATCATTATAAAATTGAGCTCTTAATTGACCATATATAGAATTTTTAGGAAATTCATTCGATAAATCCGTTGAATTAATGTTAGCTTCTAATAATGAAATACTTCCGGTAGAACTTTCATTAAAACTCCACTCCTTATATGCCTTAAATGGCCTTATACTAATATCCGACTTTGGTATTCTTTTTAACATATCGTATATAAATATTCTTTTAATGAAAAACCCCCAAAACAGGGGGTTTAACATTATTTAATATATTCTCCGATTAGAAGTCTAATTTAACTTTGATTGCAATTTCCTTATCAAATGATTTCTCAATTGGTTTAGAAACTTTAGCTACTGCTAATAATTCATTTGCATCATCATAAAGACCAACACTTGTAATGTATACTTTAGGGTCTCTTTCAAATAGAGGTTGAACAAACTCACCTACTAATCCTGTTACGAATGTTGGATTATTTGAGAAGTTGAATTCTCTATTGTTTGCTCTTACAAAGTAATGAGATGTAGAAACATTTTCAGTTCTTCTCATTTGAAAGTCAGCTCCAGCTACCATTGAATTTAATAATGCAACTGAACCAGAGTTTGCACCATTGTTTTGATGAAAGATATTTGTTATTGATGAAACTGCCGGTGCTAATTTAACATCAACTCTATTTTTTAATGCAGTTGGGTTTAATAATATAATTCCCATATCAGGATAGAATAAACCATATCCCTGACTTGAAGTTACATCAGAATACGATGTAATACTTGAAGTTAATGCAGAACCTATATTTAAAGTTCCTTCAACTACATTGTAAACTCTACCTGCAGTTGTTACATTTTCATCAGAACCACCACTATCATCGATAAGTGTCAAAGAACCTTTTGAACCTGATAATTCTATTGAAAAATTACCTGGGTCTAATCTTTCTTTATATCTAGCTCTGTTTACATTGATTACATAGAAATTTTCTAAATTGTGACCAGCTGCAGTTGAACCTGTATAAACACTGAAATACGCATCAGAACTATCTAATAAAACATTCTTAAATTGATTATAAGTTGCTTTTGTTGGTAAAGTAGATGTATCGGTTTGTTGTAATGTTGGTGCACCATAACCATTCACATCACCATATGCAATTGAGAATTGAACCTCAGCTGCTTCAGATGAAGCTGTAAGATTATAAACATCTAAATAATATTTACCACTAACACCAGTTTGTTGTACTGATGATGTGAAAAATACATTTAATGAACCCGTATCACCACTCCATATTCCAGAAGTTACGATTTCAGTTCTATTAGTTACTTTGTCAATTGTACCAAATTTTTTGTAGATACCATTTGTGATTGTAGTGATATCCGAACTGATTTGTTCACCAGTTCCTAAAAATTGATTTACAATTCTAACTAATTCGTTAGTATCTACTGGAGTACCCGCGGTGTTTGCTGCACCGGCTAAGTAATTTGATATATTACTTGCTAATAGGGCTCCTCTACTGTCTCTTATTAATGCCATAGTATTTTATTATTGAACGTAAGTTACTGTGATTGGAATAGTTTGTGAACCACCCGTTTCGTTACCATAAACTGTAATTGTAGTTCTGATAGTCGAAGTTAATGATGGGTTTGGAATAAATTTGAAAGTTAATCCTTTTGCGATTGCTGCAGTTGCAGATACATCGTCTCCAATAAATACTGGAACCGAACCAATTTCAGATGTTACACCTTCACCGATAATGTCACCCGCATTTTTGTTAGATAATACAATCGTATATCCTAAGCTTCTATTTCCTGCAGGAGATGTAGTTGGAGATAATGCAACCTCACCACTTCTTTGATTAACTGAAATATTAGGAACACCAAATTCAACAATTGGAATTCTAGTTGTGTTTTTTGGAAGTGTTACTAATTTATACTTCATTACTTGAGTCTCATCTGGATTAGCTTCTAATACAGGCATGTTTTTAATAGCTGCATCGTAGTAAGCTGAACCCAGTGGGTGAGCTGGTTCGTAAAGTGTGTAATCAATCTCATCATCTGCTAATGCAAATTGAGTAATGTTTAAACCTTGACCTGCTGCTAATTTTTCTCTACCTTTTTTGGTAAGAATTGCGTCAACGGTTAATTCTGTGTTACTTAAATATCCCATAGTATAATATTATCTTTGTTTATAAATATAATTATTTTGAAATTTCGTTATTCTACTTCTAAAATTGGTTCAGAAGTATTTCTACCCGTTCTATTTACTGTTAATGTATTTGGATTAGATACAAATATTTCAACCGGTGGTGCACCATCTAAAGTAGTTGCTGCAGTATTTTTTGAACCTCTAAAGAAACTATTTTCTAATCCTTTTGTTAAATCTGATGTATTTCTATAATGTGTTGGTAAATACCCATTCACAGGTTTCACTGCAATTATATTACCTTGTATAGTCGGAACAATAGAACCACTAAATGGTTGTATATTCAATTTAGTTTCATTATAAGTTTGAATATCCGAAATATATCCACCTCTAGGGTCACCTAAACCATTTGCAGATGCCGTTACTGCAAATTTAGTAACTATTCTTTCCTTCTCTTCGGTAATTAACTGAACTCTAATTCTTTCCGTTACTCTTCTATTATCTTTGTCAAAATAAGTTCTAATTGCATTACCATTTTGTGCATAAATACCAAATCCAATAGTTTCATATGCAGTTTGGCCATATGTTTCTATACCTAAATCAATTTCTGTTGTAATTGTTGGTTCATCTAATCCCGCATCTATTGTTACGTGTTGTTGATATGATTCTGCATTTGTAATAGTAGTATCATTATTATCAATTAAACTATCGTATTGATATGAATCAGCAATTAAATTTTCTGAAAGATTTGCATCTACTACACTATCATATTGATTATTTTCACCAATTAAGTTTTCCGATAAATCTGCATTTACTAATGCATCGTATTGATTATTTTCAGAAGTCATTATAGTAGTGTCCTCATAATGTATTATTGCTTCTTCTTGATAATCTTCACCTATTGGTCTTTTTCTTGCAACCTTACTTCTTTCTAAAATATGAGGTTCAATTAATAAACCAGTAGTTGCTTTAACTCTTGCAGGCAACATTTTCTTAATATCTTCAAACATTGATTTCTCATATAGTTTGATTAAGTTGATGTATGCATAAATGTCTCTATTGTCGAATCTTTGGAAATAATAATTTCTTAAAGAATCCAATCTAGTATAATTTGATTTATATTCATCTGCAGGGTCACCAATGTAGTTATCCAAATTCAATCCACCTAATGACTTTGCAATATCAATATTCAACTCTTTTGTTGGAGAGAAAAATAAACCAACTCTATTTGAATCCGTTGGTGATTGGTCAAAAGCTTTTTTAGTTGCTCTACTTTTATAAGATAAATCCGAAACTAAAGTCTGTGATTCAAATCTAACTTTATTTGTAGAATATCTCGTAGAACCTGCATCTGGAATTTCTAATACAACCGTTCTATCTATTGCTTCAAATTGATATGGATAATTTGTAATAGTTGGGAATCCAATTACTGATGCTGATAATAATGGTTGTCCATTCATTGAATATAATGAAGCGGTTGCACCATTTTCATAGTCATTTCTAGTTAATCCACTTTCAAAATATATGTTTGTATCCACATTTGGTAAAGTTGTATATGTTGCCAAATTTTTAGGATATTCAAAATCCAATCTAAAATATAAATCATCGGTAGATGAGGAAGTGTGGTTTCCATTAATCATTTCCGGAAAAGAAACGTGTTCATAGAATCTTTCCTTATCCAATGGGGTAGACCATAAACGGAATTCATCCAAAGAACCAACATATCCACTACCACTTGCAATATAAATGTAATTACCACCATCCCAACGTGCATTAGTATTCAAAATATTTGCAGAAACCGATTCTTGGAATATAGTTCTTTCCTTTTCGGATTGTCTTACATTTAATTCAAAACTTGATGATATACTTCCACTATTTCTACTAACTTCAATACCAAAGAAATTATCATTGAATATTGGTAATAAAGAAGATGTTATTGCATTTGAACCAGAATAATTAAATATAACTTTACCATATTTAGAATCAGATGAACCACTAACTTTTACATTCCAACCACTACCCGATATAATTGTAAAATCGGCACTATATTTTGGTTTTATAAAAAATTCTATTGTATCTGGTTTTCTATTTCTTTCGGTATTTTTCCATTCCAATTTAATACTTCCAGAATTTTGTCCGTAAAACTTAAGTGCAGTAGTTATGTTTTCAAATTCAAATTTACTTTTACTCGTAGTTGTCACTTCAGGTCCACCAAACTCTAAAATTGAAAGATTTGATGCAGGTACACCATAACATGCCAATAATGCATAAACACCTCTCCTTGTACCCTTGTGTTTTAGTAAATATGGTATATTATTTGCAATTCTTCTCCAAACTTCGTATGTTCTTTGTTTCGCAGGATTTGTTTCTTTTATTTTACCATCGGAATCCATACCAAATACATAATTCCAAAGTTGGGAATCAGCAGCTAAGTTTTTAGCATCCCAATTAAATGATTTTAATATATCGTATAATAATTTATCAGATACATTTTTTGATTTATAACCCAAACCTCTACTTCTTTCTATTGCCTTTGTATGAAAGTATATGTTATCAAAGTGATGTCCTATCATAGATAAAAATAATAAAACATCTTCATTTTCTTGATTGTTTACAATATGTTGTGGTATATTGTTTATTATATTATCTCTATTTTCTAAATCATAATCAGTAGCTAAATCTATTATATTATTATACCATTGTGTCACAATTGCATCAGTACTAGGT